ACAACTAAAAAATTAATGGATAAGAATCAGTTAAGTAATCTTGTTGTGAGATGTCTAATACTTAAACATAGTGAGTCAAATGCAAAGATCATATCAAAAGGTAAGTATCAAGACGAGATAGACTATTTGGTTGGCAGTACATCAAGAAATAATTTCATTCGTAATCTAGCACTTAAACTGAAAGGTAATACTTTAATATTATTTCAACTCGTAGAGAAACATGGTAAGAATTTACATAAGATTATTGAAGATAAGGCAGAAGAAGGTCGAAAGGTTTTTTATATATATGGCGGAGTTGATACGGAAGAACGAGAGAAGGCTAGATCAATAGTTGAAACAGAAAACAATGCTATTATTGTTGCAAGTTATGGAACATTCTCTACTGGTATCAATATTAAAAATTTACACAATATAATCTTTGCAAGTCCATCAAAGAGTAGAATAAGAAATCTACAATCAATCGGTAGAGGTCTAAGACTAGGTGATAATAAAGTTAATGCAACTCTATATGATATATCGGATGATTTAAGTTATAAGTCTAAAGAGAATTATACGCTAAAACACTTCCAGGAAAGAATAAGTATATACACAGAGGAAGAGTTTGAATACGAGATACATAACATTAACCTAAAAGACTAAATAGTATTATGACTAAAGTTAAAACAGATTATCGTATGGTTAGACTAACTGATGGTAGCACTATCATGGGTTCGATTACAGTTGATAAAGACTTCTTACGAATCACAAATGCATTAGAATTAAAAACCATACAAAGAAATACAGAATTTGGTTCTAAAGAAGATTCTACACTTGCACCTTGGTTGCCATTTACAGATGATAAAGTATTCATTATTCCTAAAGATAAGGTTATGATTATTACCCAAGCGGACGATCATATATCCCATTACTATGAGGTTATATTAAACAAACTAGAAAAGACTAAATCTAAACCTGTTCTTTCTCCTCAAGAAATGGAAAAGATATTTAGTTTAGCGGATCAAATGGAAAAAATGCAGGCACTACAGTCCTCACAAGAAGAATTGGATTGGGATAAAGAAGACCTATTTGAACTATTTGGTAAGAAAACTATCCATTAAAATATAGCTATATAGCTGGTTCTCTAAGCATCTACATATGCAAGTATAACATAGATACCAGAATAGTCAAGCGTATTACAAAAACAATTTAATTAATACAACCTGCTTTACATTTAGATATAAAAATGATATAATTAGATATATTAATCAGAAAGATAAATTATGGAAAAAACAAAAGCAAAACTGAAACCACATTATGTAGATAATAAGAAGTTTTTAGTTGCTATGATAGAACACAGAGAAAAAGTCCAGAAGGCAGAAGACAAGAAACGAAAAGCACCAATGGTGACTAACTATATAGGTGAGTGTTTTTTGAAGATCGCTAATCACTTATCTTACAGACCGAATTTTATAAACTATACTTATCGTGATGACATGATATCAGACGGTATAGAAAACTGTTTACAGTACATGAGAAACTTCAACCCAGAGAAATCTAGTAACCCATTTGCATACTTCACACAGATTATATATTATGCATTTATTCGTAGAATACAAAAAGAAAAGAAACAGCAAGATGTTAAGGCTAAACTAATTGCAAGTTCTGGTACTGAAATGATGTTAGATACATTAACTGGCGATGACGCTCAATATAAAAATCAGATGTTAGAGTTTTTACAAAGAAATGTATTGCCAAGTGAACCGAAAGAACCAAAAAAAGTGAAGAAGAAAAAGTAATTATATGCTAATCGCCCTGCTAAATGATACTCACTTTGGTGTGAGAAACGATAGTATGATTTTTGATGACTTTCTACATAAGTTCTATGAAGAAGTATTTTTTCCATATGTGGATAAACATAATATCAAAACACTTATTCATTTAGGTGATGTAGTTGATAGAAGAAAATATATTAATTTTAGAGTTGCTGATAACTTTAAAAAGAAGTTCTTACAGAAACTATGGGATAAGAAGATTGATACTCATATCCTTATAGGTAATCACGATATCTATTTCAAGAATACAAACAGCGTAAATGCATTACAACAGTTATGTACTGCACCTGACGGTGTCAACGAGCCTTGGATATACGAAGAACCTAAAGTTGTAAACTTTGATGGTCTTGATATATTAATGCTACCTTGGATAAATCCTGAAAATCAAGAACATTCATTTAATATGTTAAATACAGCAAAGGCAGATGTTTGTATGGCACACCTAGACTTAAATGGTTTCTTTATGCATGAGAACATAACACAAACGCACGGTTACGATAAGAGTATTGTAAAAAGATTTGAGAAAACAATCTCAGGACATTTTCATTCTAAAAGTGATGATGGTCAGATATTCTATTTAGGTGCTCAATATGAAATGACATGGTCAGATTACGGTCAAACAAAAGGGTTTCATATATTTGATACTGATACGAGAGAGTTAGAGTTTATACTTAATCCTAATACTATATTTGAAAAGTTAATGTACAATGATACAGAAACAAACTATGATAATTTTGATATAAGTTCTCTACATAATAAATTTGTGAAACTTATAGTTGTCAGTAAGAAAAACAATGAGATGTTTGATAGATTGCTTGATAGATTATATAATAAAATAACTGTACACGAGTTAAAGATATTAGAAGATTACTCCGATCTAAACGCCAACCTAGTAAGTGATGATGTTGCTGACGGCACAGAAGATACAATGACACTTGTAAATAACTTTGTAGATCAATTGCCTGTTGATTTAGATAAGAACAAATTAAAGAGTATGATTAAAGAAACATTTTTAGAGGCACAAGATACGGATATACCAATCAAATGATATCATTACCAAATAAAAAATACAACATAATCTATGCTGATCCGCCTTGGCACTTTAAACATTGGAACGATAAAACCGTAACAAGAAAAGTGCCCTATGATATAATGTCAAAAGAAGAAATTTATAATTTACCAGTTCAAGATATTGCAGATAAAGATTGTATGCTATTTTTGTGGGTAACTTTTCCAAAATTACTTGAAGGAATAGAAACAATAAATAAATGGGGTTTCACTTACAAAACTTGTGGATTTAATTGGATTAAAAAAAATAAGAAAGCTGATAGTTTTTTTTGGGGTTTGGGATATTGGACAAGAAGTAATAGTGAACTTTGTTTGATAGGCACTAAAGGAAAACCAAAACGAAAATCAATGGGAGTTCATCAAGTTGTTTATGAAAGAATTAGAGAACATAGTAGAAAACCAGATAGAATAAGAAATGATATAATAGAACTATGTGGTGATCTACCTAGAATAGAATTATTTGCTAGACAAAAAACTAAAGGATGGGATGTGTGGGGTAATGAAGTATGATACATTTTAAAAAGATAAGATATAAAAACTTTCTATCAACAGGTCAACAGTTTATAGAAGTACAACTAGATAGGTCATCTAAGACATTGGTTGTTGGTGAAAATGGTGCCGGTAAATCAACTATGCTAGACGCATTATGTTTTGGTCTATTTCAGAGAGCATTTAGAAATATTAAAAAAGATCAGATGGTCAATAGTATCAATGAGAAAGATTGTGTGGTAGAGGTAGAGTTTCTAATCGGTCAGAATGAATATAAGATTATTAGAGGTATCAAGCCTAACATTTTTGAGATATGGTGTAATGGTATAATGTTAAATCAAGACGCTGCCGTAAGAGATTATCAAAAACATTTAGAAACAACAATATTAAAACTAAACTTTAGATCATTCACACAGGTTGTTATATTAGGTAATGCCTCGTTTGTTCCTTTCATGCAATTAAGTTCCAGACATAGAAGAAATGTTGTAGAAGAAATACTAGACATAGAGATATTTTCTAAAATGAATTTCATGCTTAGAACAAAAGTTCAGGCACAAGATGAATTAATCAAACAATCAGATTTTAATTCTCAACTGATAGAGAGTAAGATAGATTCTCAAAAGAAACACATAGAAGATTTAAGTGGTAACAATCAACAATTCATTGATAAGAAAAAACTAGAGATACAAAAAGCACAGACAGACATAGATAACTATCAATTAGATATAGACAGAGTATCTGCTGAGAAGATTGCTTTACAGAATGAGATAATAGATGAAACTAAAATCAATAACAAGTATAAACAACTTCATAATATGGAGGCTAAGTTAGAAAATACTTGTAGTAAACATAAGAAAGAC